GGTCGCATTGCATCAGAACAGTGGCTTTGAGATCGGTGCGACCGCAGCAGTCGCAGGTGGTGACGGAATCGTCGAGGCAGAGAGCGGTGAAAGCCATCGGTCCGGTGCGTTGATGAACTAACAATACACCACCGGCAGCGCATAGTGCGTGATCAGGGCGGCCCGTTCACAATCCGTCACACGGCCCGATCCAGTCGCACCCGCTACCGTTGGCCAAGCAGCGGCGACCCGATGCGGGCCTTCATCGTCGAAGTCTCCGCCACCGTCGTGATCCGCTCCGACGCTGACCCGGAAAAGCTGCCGGCTGATGTCTACAGCCGGATCGCTGAGCACATCCACGACGACGACGACATCCTGACCCTCGAGGTTCAGGCAATGCCCCTGCCGCCGGATCTCTGTGGATCAGACGCACATTGATGAGACCCGCCTGGTCACCCGCCGCTCGGCGCGCGATCAGGTGCTGCTCGCCTGGAACTATCGCTGTGCCTACTGCGGCGATGACCTTGGCCGATCGCCGACGCTTGACCACGTGGTGCCAAAGGTGCACGGCGGCCTGACGGTGCGCGCCAACCTAGTGGCCTGCTGCCTCAGCTGCAACAGCCGCAAGGGCCACAAGCCCTGGCTCGATTGGTACCGCCAGCAAGACTTCTACACCGACCTAGGCGAGTGGGCCGTGGCCCGGTGGATCACGGGAGGATCCGACTCAACAGCAGAATAACCAGCACGCAGATCACCCAATACATCACGGCCAGGTAGGCAATCTCGGGCAGCGTCATCGGGCTAGCAGGTGGTCCAGATACATCTCAGCCTGCCACAGGTCGCTTGAGTAGCGGCACATCCCGTGCGCGCAGCTGCGGTAGTACAGCTCGCCGCCACCTTCGGGCTGCAACGTCTCGATCCAACCGCCGTCTCGATCAGTACGGCTCAACACTTCCGGCGCGCTCATGGCGATGGATCCAGTCCTTCAGCTCGACCACATACTGCCGCAGCCAATCCGCCTGGCGCAGGTGCCACGGGTTGCCGGTGCTGAAGTACAAACTGTTATGACGGTCGATGCCGTCGAGGCATTGCTTGATCAGCGCGTTCCACGCGGCGCGGGTTGGGCTGTCCCATTCCCGGTGTGTCATTGCTCAGGCGCGGATCGCTGGCTCGAACATCTCGCATCGTGGCGCATACCGCCCGCCGCTGCGTCTCGCCTCCGGCAGCGCCAGATCGCACCGCTGCCGGCGCATGTCCCACTGCAGGCAATCCCAGCACATCCGCGGCGCATCAGCTGGCCGCATCCGGGCCACCGCCATCTTGTAGATCGACTGCGCGCGGATCAGCGCATCAGGTAGGTGCATGGTGCCGGTGTCGGCATCAAGCTGTAGTTCAGGTCGCGGGCCGAGCACCACCTGCGCGTGCCAGTTGCGATCGAGTCGGCTGCACACCAGCAGCAGTCGGCCGGCGTACAGCGTGATCATTCGCGTTCGCCGTAACTCGGCGCGTGGTACAGCCGCTCAAGCAACATGCTCGCCGGCTCGTCGTCGTCATCGTCGGGCAGGTCCAGCAGGGTGCCGATCATCGCCCGGGCCACTTCATCGCCAGGCTGCACCGACCAGCTGATCACGGTGCTGGCGGCTGGCTTTGCGATCACCAGCCCAAGCCGCGGGCTTGTGTGCAGCAACCGCAGCGCCCAGCGTTCGAGCCAGTTCAGGTTCGGTACGTTCATGGTTCCATGGTGCCAAGCAAACGGGATAGATACCAGGCGGCCTTTCTTAACGATTCAATGCCGCCCTTGTGCTGCTCACGCCAGACGTACTTGAGCACGTTGCCCTTGCAGTAACCGCGGAACTCCTCTGGTGTCAGCGCGGCCTCGATCGCGTCGATGCACTCGATGCTGCCCTGGCGGTAGTGGTCGGGGTTTGTCGGGTCACTCATGGTTGCCATCCTCAAGCGCGGCCGCCATGACCGACGCTGAGCGCAGCATGGTGCTCAGCTTGATGGGCCGCATCTCCTTCCAGCACGCGTACCGGATCGCCTGCCTAAAGCCCATGCTGATGTTGCCATCACCCAGCTTCCGGGCGGCCTCGATCTCTTCGCGGCTCATCCTGATGTTGACCGTGAAGTTGCGGCCCTTGCCGTTGGGCTTCCGGTCGGTCACAACCACTTCTCCCTGAGCAAGAACCGCCGGCAGACGGCGATGCACTGCTGCGCGTGCTTCTCAGCCAGGTGGCTCTCGGTCTCGCCGATCGCCAGCACGCACGCAGCAAACAGGTCGGCGTAGTCGGTGTCTCTGAAGTTGACGGCAATGTCTTGGCAGAACTCCTGCCACATGCCGGTGTAGGTGCCGCAGGTGCGGCCGCTGGCTTGATAGAGAGACTCCAGCATGTCGGCACGTTGCTGGTCGAGTCGGACGCGGTTCAGCATGGCTCCAGTGCTTGGCGGATTCTGAGAAGTTCGGCGCATATGGCCGACACTTGCGGCACGCTACCGGCGCTGCGCAGCTCGTCGATCCTGGCGGTGATCAACAACTGCAACCGGCGGCGCTCCTCAAGCTGGCCGGCGTTGAACATGCCCGAGTCGCTGATCAGCGCTTCGAGCTTGGCGCGGATGTGGTCGGTCATCGCAGGCTCGGGTTCCGCTCAGCGGCGGTAAGTGATGGGTGGTCATCGTCGGCCCATTCGGGCTCAAGCTCGACGTTCAGCAACTGCTGGCCTGGGTACAGCTCCAGCGCGCTGAGAACAGCGGTGGCAGCGTTCGGCGCCAACAGCTCGACCTGATCGGTCTCAAGGATCACGCGGTAAGTATTCATTGGTGCAGCGCTGGGTCGGTGATGGTTGCAGGGTTGAGCCATTCGATCTCGGACCACCACGGCAGCCAGCCTGATTCGGCAGCGATCTGCTGCGCTTCAGCCAAGCTGTGCGCCATGATCGCCTCGATCACGTTGGCGCTGTGAATTTGGAAGTAGAAGCGGCGCATGGTCATGGCATTTGTTCGGTGGATAAAAAGTCATTGGCCCAATCAAGCAAGCCTTGAAGTTCGTGAATGCCTTGCGGCAGATACTTCGGTTCTGCAAACTCATAAGACCACGAACCATCCGAAGCTGTTGCTTTGTAAGTCCCAGGATACTTAGGGTTGGGAATCCATGGGCACCATTCTTTTGCTCCCCATCGAAAACATTGTTCTAAATGTCCGCCACGGTTCCGAACCATATTTTTAACTGCGTTGAGAGTTTTGACTGGCTTAGTCATGGCTTCAGGTTCTGATGGCAGGCGGGGTGGTTGTGGTGCGCTTTGGCTGCGTCGGTGCGGCCGGTGTCGAGACCGGCCACGTAGACCATCAGCAGCAAAACAGCGGCAGCGATGCGGTTGATCATGATGCGAGCGCCTTGCGGACGCGGTAACGGGTGATGTGAAGCGAGTCAGCGATCTGGCGCTGACTGCGGCCGGCATGGGCCAGCACGCGAACACGGCGATCGGTGGAAGCGGTCAGCCAGTCGATCAGAGCGACCAGCACCAGCAGCGGCAGGAACAGCTTCCAGATCACTAGGGCAGTGGCGGTGAGCATGGGTGGGTGTGAGTGGGTGGCCTCGTCGGCCGTGCGCTCACAATACGCCACCGGTAGCAACTCACGCAGCGGCCTTGTCACAGTTCTTCATCCGGTTGCCGCCGGTCACCCGCAAGATCTGCCGCATGTCCGCTTCCTCGACGTGCTGCAGCGTCACCGTCACCGGCACACGCAGCACCGGCTTTGACTGCATCGACGCGGCCCAGCCCACCGTGTAGTCCGGCACCCGCGTCTCGACCGTGAACCACTTAAACCCGCACGCTTTGCACAGCCGATAGCGCACCACCTGGCTCGGTAGTTTGTTGTTCGTGTGCTTCACGCGGAGATCGTTGCTACAGCACTGGGGGCAATTCATTGGCACCATGGGGCAACTACGCCCCGGATAGATGGATTTCGGTAAGTGGATGGCGGTGGACATCCCACCAGAGAAGCTGTTCAAGCTCGAGGCCAACTGCCGCGGCCTGGCCGAACACGGCAACGTCGGCCAGCTGGCGGCGCAGCTGCTGCGGCAGACCTTCCGGCAGCAGGAAATGCTCCAGGCGGCGGTCCATGAGATCGCGCGCCTAGAGCTGATGATCATGAATCAGAACACATCCGCCTGATCCATCTGAACCACAGTGCCGCCGGTCGCTTTGGCCAGGCTCGCAGCTGCTGCATCAGCGCCGCTGCTGGCCGCAGCCTCCTCGATCGCTTTCTGTGTCTTGTAGTCCGGCTCGATCGCCATCGACACATACGCGTCACCGCCGCTGGCCGGCTCCTTGCGCCAGCCGCTGATCCGCATCGGGATGTTGCCCCGATCGTTCGGTGTGGCATTCATCAGGTAGTTGGCCATCGCATACGCCTGATCAGCCGGCACGCTCACCACGCCGTCGTACATCGGGTAGTTCTTGCTGGCGTCGTACCGGTCGCGCAGCCGCTCACGCAGCTTCTGCTCGGTGTTCCTGAACAGTGCGCCGTTTGCTTTGAAAGTCATGGTCTCGGGTTGGTAGGTGGATGGTTTGGAATCCCGCGCAGGTTTCGGGCCTCATAAGCCTCGACCTCCGCGACGGGATACAGCACGCGGCCGCCGATCTTGACGAACCGCGGCCCACGGTTCTGACTGCGCCAGTTGTCCAGCGTGCTCAGCGTCACGGTGTTACACCACCGCGACACCAGGTCAGCCGGCCGGAGATAACCCGGCTGCTCAGAAGATCTCATCATCGACAGGTCTCCCCTCTTCAGTGACCGGCTCTGCTGCCGGCGTTTTGATTTTCTCGTTCAGGTCAGTCACCACCACTGGCCTGGTTGCCGGTGGTGTCACGTCAACAGGCTCGACATCCAGCACTTCCTCTTGCGTCTGGATGCCCACCAGCAGGTCTGGGATGTACAGCCGGCCCCAGAACGCAGCGGCTCGGTAGCGGATCATCAGCTCGGGCATCGTCTGCCATTTGCTGCCCGCCTTCGTCGCCCACCCTTCTTTTTTGGCCATCGCCATCGTGACCTCAGGCCCGCGCAGCTCCTCGCCGGTGCTCAGCTCAGTAGCCACTGCCGTGCAGGCCAGCGTCTCGCCCTTGCCCGTCAGCTCGTAGCGCAGCGGGCTGAACCGGCCGCAGCCGTTGATCAGGCCGATGATGAACTGGCTGCTCCAGCTGGGGCGGCCGTGGATGATGTGGAGGTTCTGCATCACCATGAGCGGGTCCATCTGCATCCGCCGCGCAATGTTCAGCGCGACCAAGCAGTTGGCGAAGCCCTGCTGCCCTTGGAACTGCTGCGGAATCAGCGTGCTGCTGGCCAGGGCCTTAGCGATCCGCTGCGCGTCCTCGAAGGCCTGGATCCCGCTGAACACACCCCCGCTCGGCGATAAGGCGAGGGCTCCAGAGTTGGTTTGATGTTCGGTCATTTGGTTTCTCGAAAAGAAGGTAGAAGAACCACGCACCCGCCGCAGCGGCTACGAAGTCGATCGGCCAGAACTGGCTAAAGAACCAGCCGCCAGCCAAAGCGGCCGCTATGTGCCGCGCCACTGTGTGCATCAGTAGTCATCCATCTCAATCTGGAGGCCAGCGATGTAACGCTCTCGCGCGTACTGGCGCATCTTGATCCGATCGGTTTCGATGTTTGGGTGGATGGATGGTGGCGGAGGCATCAGGGGCCTGAGGTTGTCGGGCGCGTAGAGCAGTTTGCGTTGTTTCATCAGTACGTCTCGATCTCAGGCGGCTCGCCCATGGGTGACCCGTCCGGGCGGGGCCGCATCCAACCCGGCAGGCCAATCATCTGCACTTCTTCGCTGTAGCCAGGCCACCGGCCAGCAGCGCGGCACTCGGCCAGCCGCTGCAGGTCACGCATCGCGGTGTCATACCCCGCGCCGATCATCTCGCTGTCGGCCGCATAGACGGCGGTCGGATACGGCGGCTCGGATTCGATGCAGATGAAGATGAACTGATCGGGCCGGCGACCTGTGGCTTGCTCAAGCCCGTGCAGATACCACGCGGCCTGCACGTGATACCTGTACGCGCCGATCGACTTGCGGAACCCTGCCGGGCTCGCGTCGCGCGTGGTCTTCAGGTCCACCACCAGCGCGCCGTCGTTGGTCAGCCAATCTGGCCGGCACTTGCACTCGACACCGGTCGCAGCATCGACCCACAGGTGCGTCGTCTCAGCCTTGCCCGGCCAATGCAGCAGCATCGCCGCAGCTGGATTGCTCAGGATCGACCGGCCCATGGCCATGACCTGCTGTGCAGTGCTGCTGTTCAGGATCGTGCGGCCATCCTGCAGCAGGGCTTCATACGCGGCCTTGCCTTCCTTCGTGGTGCGCTTCAGCCCCTCAGGCATCACGACATAGCGCGAGTCCCATTGATCCAGCTCTAAGACGTGCGTGTGCAGTGCTGACCCGAGCGCCATCTGCTCGCTCGGTGCTGGCTCCAGCCGGTTCGGGTCCAGATACCGCGCCCAGTAGTGCAGCGGGCTGCGTGCGATCTGGTCAAGGTGGCTCTTCGATACCCCCGCGTGGCGGTGGTACTCGGCGTTCTCCAATGCGGCCTCATCAGGGCTCATGGAGCTTACCATTAGTTCGCTGCAGATCACGGATCCTCCCTGTAACCCTTTGGAATCATTTAGCTTTCTGGACTACGACTCGGATACCACTACCGCGATCCAGGGTCTAGTCCAATGAGTCTCACGCTCCGCCCTTACCAGTCCCAAGCGATCTCGGACCTGCGCAACGCTTACCGCGCAGGTGCTCGCGCGCCGCTGCTCGTCGGCCCGACCGGCATGGGCAAGACCGTGATCCTCGCCGAGATCCTCCGCAGCCTGTCCGAACGTGGGCGCCGCGGCATCGTGCTGGTCCACCGTCGTGAGCTGATCGCCCAGACAGCCAACAAGCTCAACCAGGCCGGTGTCCCACACGGCGTCATCGCCGCAGGCTTTGACCCCGCCCCTGGCGCCATCCAGATCGCATCAGTGCAGACGCTCACGCGTCGGCTGCACACCATCGCCGCCCCCCCGGACCTGATCGTGATTGATGAAGCGCACCACGCAACAGCTGGCTCGTGGTCGCGTGTGCTCAGCCATTGGCCGGACGCACTTCGCCTCGGAGTCACCGCAACACCGATCCGATTGGATGGCCGCGGCCTATCGGCAGTCTTTGACCGCCTTGTTCTTGGCCCGTCTGTCGCGGACCTGATCGGCGCCGGTTACCTGACACCCGCACGCATGTACGCGCCACCTATCGCAGCAGATGTGACAGGTCTGCGACAACGCGCTGGGGACTACGCCATCGACGACGCAGCCGCAGCCATGGACCGGCCCACCGTCACCGGTGACGTGATCAAGCATTTCCGCCGGCTTGCCAGCGATCAGCGCGCGATCACGTTTTGTTGTTCGGCCAATCACGCTCAGCACGTCTGCGAATCATTCATGGATGCAGGTATCCAGGCCGCAACCCTGTTGGGCACCACCGACGCAATCGTGCGAGATTCCGTGGTACACCAGTTTGCCGCTGGCAGCATTCAGGTGCTGGTGACCGTTGATGTTGTCTCCGAAGGTTTCGACATACCAGCAGCCGGCTGCGCAATCATGCTCAGGCCCACCGCCAGCCTCGGGCTCTACCTGCAGCAGATCGGCCGCGTGCTACGCCCCGCACCAGGCAAGCAGGCCGCGCTGGTGCTCGATCACGTCGGCAACGTCACCCGCCATGGCTTCCCCGACGACCCGCGCGACTGGTCGCTTGATGATCGGCTGCGCTCAGGCCGCGGCAACAGTGGCCCACCAGCGCCATCGGTGCGCACCTGCCCGGAATGCTTCGCCGCCTTCGCGCCAAGGTTGCTGTGCCCTGTCTGCGGCGCCTACTGCGCGCCACCACCGCGCCGTCAGCTGCAGCAGGTGGACGGCGAGCTGCAGGAGCTGAAGCGCGAAGCAGTCCGGCAGCGCACGCAGGAGCGCAAGCAGGCCCGCACCATCGGTCAGCTGCTGGCCATCGCCCATCAGCGCGGCTACTCACCAGCCTGGGCGTACAAGGTGCACAATGCGCGCAACCGTCACCCATGACATGGCCAACGCCGAGACTGACCTGCAGCAGCGCATCAGGCTCGCGCTCGGCACACACCCGCAGGCTCGCCTATTCCGCAATCAGGTCGGATCGCTGCCCGATCCACGCACCGGCCGGCTCGTTACCTTCGGCCTCGCCCGTGGCTCAGCGGACCTCATCGGCTGGCGCACCGTCACGATCGGCCCGGAGCATGTGGGGATGCGGCTGGCTGTGTTCACGTCGATCGAAGTCAAGACACCCACCGGGCGGGTCAGGCCTGAGCAGCAGGCGTGGCTCGGTGCTGTCCGTGGCGCTGGTGGCATCGCTGGGGTGGCGCGCTCGGTCCAAGACTCAGAAGAGATCCTGAGATTTGTTGCCAACCTGCCAACCTCTTAGTCAAACTTCGCGAGCACATAGGTCCTATGGATGACCACCCACCCACTCGTCGCGCAGCTTCAGCAGCTGCCCCCCTCATGGGGCTTTGTCGCCGTTGGTAACGACAAGCGCCCGTATCAGCCCGAATGGCAGAAGCACCCCCTAACGCCAGAACAGCTCGCAGCTGAGATCCAGGCCGGTCGTGCCGTCGCTGTTGGCGTTCTCGCAGGCCCAGCATCTGGCGGCCTGCTGTTCGTCGATCACGACGGCCTCGGCGCTTCCGAAGTGCTCGAGCAGATCGGTTCACCACTGCGTGACCTGCCCAAGTCCTGGGCCGTAACCTCCGGCCGCGACGGGCGCCTGCAGATCATCTACCAGGTGCCCGAGCCGTTCTGGACCACAATCAAGACAACCAAGCTGCGCAGCTCCATCAAAGGCGAGCAGCTCGAACTCCGCTGGGCTGGCTGTCAGTCCGTCGTCGCAGGCGCCCACCCGCTCACCGGTGCTTACCGTTGGCTAAAGGGTCGATCGCCAGCGGATCTGCCCATCGCAGAAGCACCATCACCCCTCCTGCAGCAAATGCAGCGGCAGCACCCCGATCCGGCGCCGCTCATTCGCCTGCCGGAAACCGACAGCCAGCGCGCGCGCGATTTCCTGGATCGCATCCCCGCAGCAGAGGCCGACGACTACGACCAGTGGGTCAAGGTCGGCATGGCGCTGCACAGCGTCGGCGACGATTCACTCCTGTCTGATTGGATCAGCTGGTCGGCCGCATCCGGCAAGTTCGAGCCCGGCATTTGCGAGGCCAAGTGGCGCACCTTCAAGGCCGACGCAGGTGGCGTCAGTCTCGGCACCCTGGCCCATATGGCAGGCCACGAAAAAAGCCGCCCGGCAGCGCCCAGGCGGCAACACTCTCACCCACAAGAGCCAAGCAATCCTAAGCCAGCCGCACGGCCCGACAAGCTGCTGAAGCTCGAATCAAACGAGCTGCTTGAGCTGCTGCGTCAACAACTTGGCTCACGCCTTCGCTGGAACGTGTTCTGTAAAGCCATCGAGCTGGACCAGAAGCCCATCGAGCACATTGACCACTTCTACCTGCAGCTGTCGCAGCAGGGCGTGAAGGTCACCAAGGAGCTGGCCGCTGATGCCGTCCATGTCGTCGCGCTCGAAAACCCCTACGACCCCGTCCGCGAGTATCTCGAACATGTCGCAGATCATGTCGCACCAGTCTCAATCGAGCACCTAGCGACCGCCTACCTGCGGCCCGGAGACAAGCCCGGCAGCCTTTACGACGCCATGCTCAAGGCAACCCTCATTGCCGCAGCACGGCGCATCTTTGAACCCGGCTGCAAACACGATTCGGCCTGCGTGCTCATGGGGCCGCAAGGCTGCGGCAAGTCCACCTTCTGGCGCAACCTCGGCGGCCTTTGGTTCAGCGATGCCTTGCGAGACATCGGCTCGAAAGACGACCTCATGGTGCTGCACCGCAGCTGGATCATGGAGTGGGCTGAGCTGGACCACATCACCGGCCGCAAGCACGCTGGCCAGGTCAAGGCCTTCCTAACGCAGCAGACCGATATGTTCCGCGCGCCCTACCAGCGCGCCACTGAGGCGTTCCCGCGCCGGTCGATCATCGTCGGCTCAACGAACCGCGACACCGGCTTCCTGGTCGATGACACCGGCAACCGCCGGTTTTGGGTCATCCCCGTCATGGCCGAGCCCCACATCCCCGTTGATGGCCTGCTGCTTGAGCGTGACGCCATCTGGTCAGCAGCCGTGGCCGCCTACCGCAACGGTGAGCCGAACCATCTGGGGGCGGAGCACTCCAAGCAGGTTGACGCCGAAAACGAGACCTATCTGGTGGATAGCCCATGGAAGGCTGCGATCCAGGAATGGCTCGGGGCCGCTCGAAACATGGGGCGGACCATCACCAGCGAGCTGCTGCTGAGCGAAGCGATCAACAAACCGGTCGAGCGCCAAGGGCGTGCCGATCAGATGCAGGTTGCGTCCATTCTGAGAGACCTGGGATACGAAAAGAAGCGGCAATGGTTGGAAGGTAGGAATAAATGGGTGTTTGTCCAACCTCCAGGATGAGGTTGGAGAGTCCTATCCCTTTCCCCTGCAGTCCTTTTACTATCCTTACTAACCTACTAACCTTAGTAATAAAGTATATAGAGGGGGAGAGGGGTACAGGGAAAAAGGAGCTATATAGGCAACGTAGGCGAGGTTGGGAGGTTGGTAGGAACTGGCAGGGCCTGTACGCTGGCGCCAAGCGTCACCCACCCATGCCGGTCACCGGTTCGTTCATGCCGCCCTACCGCGACGATGAGCGGTCGGAAACCGATCGGCACACCACCTACTCAGGCCGTGCCGCTGAACTGGCCGTCAGGTCATTCCTCGCGGCTCACGCCCGCGCCGCTGGTCCGATCGACGCCGACGTGGAAGCCGTGGATCTGATCGTCGATCACTCCCGCCGCGCGCAGGTCAAGAAAGCGGTCCGCACCCCGACAGGTGCTTTTATCTTCCCGTTCCAGAACGTCACTGGACGGCGCCAGTACGGCCCGGAAACGGTTGACCTGTTTTTTCACGTCATCATCACCAGGTATCGGCAGCTGATTTTCGAGACACCTGCGGCTGACGTGCCGCTGCGCCCTGATGGCACATTCACTCAGTCGATCGAGGCGCAACTCGAATCCGACTACCACGTGCGCAAGCGGCCTTTGATTGAAATGCGCCAGCGCTGCGTCCAGCAGCTCCTCGACCCAGCTCTCTTCAGCTCTGTTCAGCTCACGTTTATGTGACGGCGTTGCCATGGCGCCCGCCTTACCCTTGGCCCATGGCCACCATCACCCTGGACTTTGACGCAGCGGCGCTCACAGCGCTCGATAAGCGCGTTCGGCTGCTGACAGACCAGAACCTGCGCTACGCGGCCTCCAGGGCGCTCACAGGCGCCGCTCAGGCTGCGCAGCAGCAGCTCAAGGAAGCGACCTCCCGCTACATCGACCAGCCGACCCGCTGGACGCTCGGCGGCACCTACGTCAAGTTCGCCCGCGCCAACGACCTCACCGCTGAGGTTGGCTTCAAGCAGAACGCCAGCGGCCGTGGCAATGCAGCCGGCAAGTACCTGCTGCCGATCGTCAAGGGCACCACCCCAAAGCTGAAGGGCGCAGACCTATCGGCCACCAAGATCGCGCGCGAGGCGCCTGGCGCTGTGCTCGTGCCAGCCAAGGGCAGCCCGCTGCGCAAGACCGCCGCAGGCAACTACACGATCAGCGCCTACGCCAAAGTGCTCAGCTCGGCACGGCAAGGCGGGGACAAGTATTTCATCGGCCCGGTCAAACCCGGCAGCTCGATCAAAGCTGTGTTTGCCCGTGCTGGCCGTGGTGGCACGCAGACCAAGCGCGTGTTCACCATCGACCCGAACCCTAAGACCAGGCGCCCGCAGTTTCCAGTGCGAGAGATTCTCAATAAGGCGTTCGGCCAGGCATGGCCCGCTGAGGTGCGCAAGGCCTTCGAGGCTGAGGTGGCCCGCAGGCTGGGTGCCCGTGGCTAGCCGGAGGCCATGCAGGTTCAGGGTCCTCCCCCAGCCAACGGTCGCGGGTGTTTCGCGACCTCGCGGAACGGCTAGCGTCAGCGCTCAACGGTACCAAACGGGTCTCAGAGTGAGACAAACGGGCATAGTCTCCCCAACAGTTAAGCGGTTAACTAGGCTGAGTTAACAAACATTAGAGCCGAAAACCTTAGTGCTCGTCACGTTTTCCGAGTTTGCCGCCATCAAGGGATGTTCTAAGGCGGCGGTCACTTCAGCGATCAGATCACGGATTGGAGCGGCTGTCGTTGAGAAGGACGGCAAGCGGTGGCTCGACCGTGACCTGGCGCTGGAGTTGTGGCGCAAGAACACGAAGGCGACGCACAACGCGAAGGTGAGCCTGCCGGATGCTGTGGAGGCGCCGCTGCCGGCGAGCCCGCGTGAGCTGCGGCAGCGGATCGACGCGCTGCCGGATGATGCAATCCCGGATCTCAATGAGAGTCGCGCGAGACGCGAGCACTACCAGGCCGAGCTGGCAAAGCTGCAGGTGGCGCAGCAGCGGCGCGAGCTGGTGCCTGCTGAGGAGGTGAAGAAGGACGCGTTTCAGGTGGGCCGCAGCATTCGTGAGGCGCTGGCCAACCTGGCCGACCGGCTGAGCCACCAACTGGCTGGTGAGACGGACCCGGCGGTGATCCATGAGCTGCTGACCAGCGAGCACCGTGACGCGCTGCTGTCGCTGGTGGAGGTGGAGCGATGAGCGTGTGGCGTGGCGCGTTCATGGACGGCCTGCGGCCTGAGCCACCGCTGACGGTGAGCGCCTGGGCTGATGCGCACCGAAGGCTGAGCAGCAAAGCGAGCGCGGAACCTGGGCCGTGGCGCACGAACCGGACGCCGTACCTGCGCGAGCCCATGGATTGCTTAAGCACCACCAGCAACGTGCAGCGGGTGGTGATGATGTTTGCTGCGCAGACGGGCAAGACCGAGAGCGGCAGCAACTGGCTGGGGTACGTGATCGCGCACGCGCCGGGCCCGATGTTGCTGGTGCAGCCGACCGTTGAAATGGCAAAGCGCTTATCAAAGCAACGGCTTGAATCTTTAATAACCGAGACACCAGCACTGGCCGAGCGCATCGCACCGGCAAGGGCGCGGGACTCCGGCAACACGATGTTCGCGAAGGAGTTCCCCGGCGGAATGATGCTGCTCACTGGTGCGAACAGCGCGACGGGCCTGCGCTCAACGCCGTGCCGCTACATCTTCATGGACGAGATCGACGCGTTCCCGTCTGACGTGGATGGCGAAGGTGACCCGGTGAGCTTGGCGGAGAAGCGGGCGACGACGTTCGCGCGGCGCAAGATTTTGCTCACCAGCACGCCAACGGTGAAGGACTTCAGCCGGATCGAGGCGGAGTATCTGCGCAGCGATCAGCGGCGGTATTTCGTGCCGTGCCCGAGTTGCGGTGAGATGCAGTGGCTCAAGTGGCCGCAGCTGAAGTGGGAAAAGAACGACCCAGCGACGGCGGTCTACGAGTGTGAGCACTGCCGCGCGCGGTTTGCTGAGATCCACAAGCCGGCGCTGCTGCGGCAGGGCGAGTGGCGCGCAACGGCGCCGAGCGATGGCAAGACGGCAGGCTTTCAGCTGTCGGGGCTGTATTCGCCGCTTGGCTGGCTGAGCTGGGCCGACATGGTGGACGACTTCCTGCGGGCGAAGGCTGACGCGCCGATGCTCAAGTCGTTCGTGAACACGCGGCTGGCGGAGACGTGGGAGGAAGACTTCGCCAGCAAGGTGAGCGCCGACGCGCTGCTGCAGCGGTGTGAGGCGTATGGGCCGGGCCGGCTGCCGGATGGTGCGGTGCTGATGACGATCGGCGTGGACGTGCAAGGCGGCGGCGGATCAGCGGGCGACCGGCTGGCGGTGAGCGTGTGGGCGTGGGGCCGCGATGAGG